ATAAACAAAATGGCAATCTTAGATCCTAACGAAATATTTTTCACCGCCTTTGAACCAAAACAGGCTAACCGATTCATCATGTACGTTGATGGTTTCCCATCATACATCATCAAAGCAATCTCAGCTGTAACGTTTGAACAAGGTGAAGTGGTTCTTAACCATATCAACGTTTACACAAAAGTAAAAGGTAAAACTAAATGGAGTGATTTAACTATGACTTTATTTGATCCTATTACACCTTCAGGTGCTCAGGCAGTAATGGAATGGGTACGTTTACACCACGAATCAGTAACTGGTCGTGATGGTTATAGCGATTTCTATAAAAAAGATTTAACTATTGACGTATTAGGTCCTGTAGGTGATATCGTTTCTGAGTGGGTAATTAAAGGTGCGTTTATTAAAGGTGGTAACTTCGGTGAATATAACTGGGATACTGAAAACGCAGCTGTTAACTTATCATTATCAATTGGTATGGATTACTGTGTATTGAATTTCTAATTAAAAGTAAAAATAAATCAAAGAAAGCTCGCATTTTTTGCGAGCTTCTTTTTTCCTCATATATTTATATGGGACAATAAAGTTATATAAAATAAATTATGGAAGAAAATAAATTTAAGTTGCCTACAGAAGTTGTAGAATTACCATCAAAGGGTCTAGTTTACCCTAAAGAAAATCCTTTATCATCCGGTAAAATTGAAATGAAGTATATGACGGCTAGGGAAGAAGATATTCTTACTAACCAATCATATATTCAAAAAGGAACCGTTTTAGATAAATTAATGAAATCACTAATTGTAAGTGATATTGATTATGATGATTTAATTGTAGGTGATAAAAATGCTATTATGGTAGCAGCTCGTGTATTAGGTTATGGTAAAGATTATTCTTTTAATTATGATGGAGAATCACATACAGTAGACCTTTCATTACTGGATAATAGAGAATTAGATGAATCATTATACTCAGCTGGAGTAAATGAATTTGAATTTACTTTACCTAGTTCAAATACTAAACTTACTTTTAAATTATTAACTCACAAAGATGAGAAAAAAATTACAGCTGAATTAGAAGGTTTAAAAAAGATTAATAAAGAAAATACTCCTGATTTAACTACTAGGTTAAAATATATGATTACTTCAGTTGGAGGTGATACGGAAACTAAAACTATCCGCACTTTTGTAGATAATTATTTATTAGCTAGAGATTCAAAAGCATTAAGAGATTACATTAGAGCAATCCAACCTGATGTTAATTTGAATTTCACTACAGATAGCGGTGAGGAGGTCGCTATCCCTATTAATATCAACTTTTTTTGGCCTGACGCTTAACACCGCCCCTCAATTTAGAGTTAATTTATTCACTCAAATTCATGAAATTTGTTTTCATGGGCAAGGAGGTTATGACTGGAATACAATATACAATATGCCTATATGGTTAAGGAAATTTACTTATCATAAACTCCAAGAACATTATACAAAACAAAATGAGCAACAGGAAAAGGCGAATAGTGGTCAAAAAACTACTTTAATAGATTCCACAGGTAAAGTTCAATCCCCTGAATTTGCTAGAGGTAAAAAACCAGCTAGTTATAAATAAAATTGAATCATTAAATATTTATAACAAAATATCCCTAAATGGCTGCACCTACTATTGACGATTTAAAAAAACAAATCGAAGACCTAAAAAAAGTATACAAACAATTAACAGGAAAACCTGTTACAATTGTTGATACTAGTACAATTAGAGGAATTCAAGATGCCCAAGATGCTATTAGGGTTTTAACTGATGCTATAGATACAGCTTCAGATAGAGCAGCAAGATTTAGTGATGGGTTTGCTAGTATCCAAGAGGAAATTCAAGGAGTTGTTCGTGAATTAGATAAAAGTAATACTGCTCAAAAATTAGCAACTAAAGCACTAAAAGGCACTCAGGATATAGTTCAAAAATTAAAATATGATCAACAAGATTTAGGTAAGTTAACTTTAAAAGAATTAGAAAAATATAAAGAAAAACTTAAACAACAAGAAACAGAAGCAAAACACCAAGCCCAACAATTAATAAACACCAACCAATTAAATTATGCCACTGATGCTGTATTTGAATTAGCTGTTAAAAGAAAAATAGCAGCTGGAAAAATAAATGAAGAAGAGGCAGCAATTATACGAGGGCAAAGAGAAGGATTTACAGTATATAAAAGGACTAATGATCTTTTAGAAGTTAGAATTCAAAAAGAAAAAGATATCAATAAACTTATGGGCCTCGGTGGGGCAGCTATTGAAGGTATAGATAAAGCTTTAGAAGAAATTGGTTTTGGAGGTTTAAGTAAAGCTTTAGGAATTGAAGAGATCAAAGAGCGAATGAAAGAAGTCGCTGAGGAAATTCAAGAAGCAGGTGATGATACTAATAGTTTTGCTAATAAATTTAAAGTATTAAAAGCTGGAATTAGTGAAGCAGGAAATAATGTAGTAAGAACACTAAGAGATCCCCTTACAGCAACACTTTTTGTAGTTACAGAATTAGTTGAAGCTTTAAAAGATGTTGATGCTGGAGCTGGAAAGATGGCTAAAAACTTTGGTATTAGTTTTCATGAAGCTTTACATTTAAAAGGCGAAATGAATTCAATTGCGGGTTCTACATCAGATGTTAATATAACTACGGGTAAATTAGTAGAAACTTTTACAACATTAAATAATGCTTTTGGAACTTTTGCTTCTTTAAGTCAAGAATCATTAGTAACATTTACTAAATTAACAAAACAAGCTGGTCTTAGTGAAGAAGCGGCTGTTGCTTTAACTAAAACCGCTTTATTAAATAATAAAACAGTTGAAGATACAACAGCAGAATATTTAGGACAAGTTGAAGTTTTTAAAGCTCAAACAGGTTCCGCAATTAATACTAGATTAGTATTAGAAGATATAGGAAAAATATCAGCAGCCACAGCCTTAACTTTAGGAAATACACCAGAGGCATTAGCAGAAGCTGCTGTTACGGCTCGTTCTTTAGGTTTGTCTATAGAAACAGTAAACCAAGCAGCAGGTCAGTTATTGGATTTTCAATCATCTATTGAATCAGAATTAGAAGCCGAATTATTAACAGGTAAAGATTTAAATTTAGAAGAAGCAAGAAGAGCAGCTTTAAACGGTGATATTGCTACTTTATCTAAAGAAATATCTAAAAATATAGGCACAGCCGCTGATTTTAGTAAAATGAATGTTCTTCAACAAGAAGCATTAGCAAAATCTGTTGGAATGAGTCGTGATGAATTAGCAAAAACATTACAAGATCAAGCAGTTTTAAATAAATTAAAAGGTCAAGAAGGTGATACTGCTAAAGAAAAATTTAATAATTTAGTTAAAGAAGTAGGTTTAGAAAAAGCTAAAAAAGAATTAGGAGATGAAGCATTAGCAAATCAATTTGCCGGTCAAAACGTAGCTGAAAGGTTTAGTGCTACAATGGATAAAGTTAAAGAAATTTTTATATCATTAGCTGAACCTTTACTTCCAGTACTAGAAATATTTACAGATATATTTAAAATTGTAGGTCCTATTGTTGGATTAATAGGAAAAATGGTTCACTATGCTGCCGATTTAGGCAAACCATTACTTATGGTTTATGGTGCATATAAAGGAATCCAAGCATTACAAACAGCCAGTTTAGTAATAAGTAAATCAGCAACTATAATAGAAGCTGGGAAATTAACTTTATTAAAAAGCCAATTAGCTACTGAAGGTGAATTAAGTTTATTAGATAAAATAACACTTGGATTAGCCCAAGCTAAATTATTTGTATTTAATCAACAATATAGAACTAAAGTATTAGAAGCAACACAAGAAAAAATTATTGGTGGACTTAGAAAAGTTTCTGTAGCAATAGAAGAAGCTTATCAAGCTATTAAATTAAGAGGTTTAGCTACTACAGCAAAAGATATAGCTATGCAAGGTATACTTAAAGCTAAACAACTAGGAGGATTTTTAGTAGATATAGGAAAATTTGCAATTAAAGCCGCAATATCTGTTGCTGGAATTCCAATCATAGGTCCTATATTAGCTCTCGGAGCAGCTGCTGCTGCTGCTGCGGCTGGATATTCTTTATATAATAAATTTAAAGGTGATGACGTTGTATCTGGTGGGTATGGAAAACGTACATTAATGGCACCTGAAGGTACTATTGCTTTAAATGATAAAGATACAGTAATAGCAGGAACGGATTTAGGAGGTAAAAATAAATCTAAAAACACCACAAGTGAATCACCATCCCAAACTAATACCACACCTTCAATTGATATAACACCATTAATTGATAGACTAGCAGCAGTAGAAGGATTATTATCTCAAATACTACAAAAAGATACTAACATTTATATGGATTCTACTAAAGTTGGAACTGGATTTGCAATGAGCACATCTAAAGTTCAATAATCTAATATTTATAATAAAATAACTATGGGACTCTTAGACAAATTAACAAAAGACGGTTCATTATTAACCGCTTTAGATGGCAAAAAACCTTTAGAATACGATAAAGTATCAAATTATCCAGAAGGTTTAAAAAAATCACAATTAGATTTAGATGGCAAAAAACCTTTAGAATACGATAAGGTATCAAACTATCCAGAACAATTAACTAAATCACAATTAGACTTAGACGGTAAAAACCCAAATAAATACTTAGATAATCCTCCAAGGTAATGGGATTAA